TCAAGAGGTTGCTATCGATGAACCATTTGTGCTTGACGGGATTGAGTACGAAGCACCTCCAGCGCATCCAAATTGCTTACCTGGGGACTCTCTCGTATTGTCCATTGGTGGTATTTCTGCCGGAAGTAAACGGTGGTATGAGGGAAATATCGTCACCATTGAAACGCTTGAAAATAAGCTCACCGTCACCCCTAATCATCCAATATTGACTGACGTTGGTTGGGTTGGGGCTGGGCAACTCAAGCAAGGAGATAATATTATCTGTTATGATTTGTTTAGCGGAGAGACTAACCTTATCGCAGACGATAAAGAGCATATGGTATCCACAATCGAGGATGTATTTAGTTCTCTCGACCTCGATGGGTTTAGGGTGCCAACAACCACCCCAGACTTCCACGGCGATGGAGGAAATTCCGAGGTCGCAATTATACGGACCAACCGCGATATTATGAACGTAATGGATTCCAATATCGTCAAGCCACTTAGCGAGGATCAACTCAGACTTAGAAACGTTATAATTCAAGTTGCCTTCCCTGCTGGCGGCTCTTTTACGGCTCTCGCTGAAACCGACGGTTCTCCCCTTACAGGCAATATGCGCGAGCCTGTTTTGTTCGATCCTATCGTTAACGGACATTCTGCTCCATTTGACAGTCTCGGACTGGGATTGGTTACGGGGGGTAATTCCACCCTCGATCAAGAAGCGTCTGAAAGTGCTCCTGTTGACGTTGAGTTCGCGAGAAAGTGCATTCTCGCTCTCCCCGGCAACATAACGATCCAGAAAATCACTAATGTTAGGAACGACTATTTTTCTGACCATGTTTATAACCTCCAAACTGAAACAGGATTGTATTTCGCAAACAACATTATAACACATAATTGCCGATGCTGGATTGACACCAGAACACGGATAAACGATGACTGAAATCAGCGTCAAGATCACGGGCGGGGAAGCCCTGCGGAAAATGCTGGAGCAATTCCCAGAGGAATTAGCTACGGCCATCACCGCCGCCGGTGAGGAATCATCGAAAGAGGTCATGGAAACAACGGGCATCCGCAAATACCCGGTAGAACAATACCCCAGGCCAGCCATGCCGATGACAGACAGGCAGCGGCGCGGGTTCTTCGCCAGGTTGCGCGCGGGTGAGATCGATGTACCCTACGTCCGAGGCGGTAGGAACTCAAAGGAATTCGGTCGCCAGTTCTACACCACGCAACAGCACTATACGACTATCGTTGGCAACAATGCGCCCTATGCTGATTATTTGATTGGCAGCGGCCAGGCGGCTTATATGGCGTCAATCGGCTGGCGAAAACTGGATGAGGTCGCAATCGAAAAGACTGATAAAATTATCAAGATATACGCTGGCTGGGTGAAGCGCGCGATAAAGCAGGCAGGATTGGCGTAACCACTTGGGAGAGTGAAAGATGGAACCACAATACACAGTAAGAGAAGTGCGGCGGTCGGCACTTGATGCAGAGGAACAGCAAATCTGGGATGAAGATAACGGGCCAGGCTTGCAGATAGTCAGGTTTTATAAATTCTCAACGGGCGATACTTGCTTTGTAGCGCATAAAGGAACGCCGTTAGAAGAATTCGAGCCAGCACAGCTATTGCATATTATCGAGACAATGGATGACGAAGCGGTTTATATGTGGCACGAAAAACATCCGACACTTGCTGGATGATGGGAAGAACGGCAACGGTTGCGATAAATAGGATGTTGACAAACACGGCGTAAAATGATATTCTATCTATAACCGAATAACCGGATAACTCCAGAGGGGCGGGAACGCCCGGAGTGAAAAGGTAAAATACTACTGAGGCATGTTGCGGGTAGGCGAGTAATCGCTTACCCGCTTTTTCTATTCAGGAGGTGACATGACAGACGAAATAAAATCAGGCAACAGAAACAATGCAGGCGATAGAGGGACAATCCGCAAGGTGCGTCAACTGGCTAACGAAATTGTATCGCATACGATGCAATTAGAACCGCTTGACGTTGACCCTACGCCAGAGCCTAGCGAGATCACAGAATTCCCGCTGGACCCGGAAAAGTCATTCGTCGGCTATGGCGGTGCGGTCAAAGCCCTGGGAGATGGCAAGGTGGGCGGCTACCTGGTGCGCTACTCAACCGATGCAGACCCCGACCTATCCGGGGAATACTTCACGGGTGAAACGGATTTCGGTGAGGCAGAGCATGTGCCAGTTTTCTATCACCACGGGCAGGATGCACGCTTGAAACTACGCAAGATTGGCCGGGCTACCTTGCGCCGGGATGAAGTTGGAATCTGGGCTGAAACTCAACTTGCCCTCCGGGATGAATACGAACAGATGATCTATGCAATGGCAGAGGATGGAAAGTTAGGCTATTCATCCGGGGCCATCGGTCATGTTACGGAATACGAACAGACTGGCAAAGCCACCAGAATCAAAACATGGTTGATCGGTGAGGCGTCGCTTACCCCTACCCCAGCCGAGCCACGCAACTCAGTCATACCGCTCAAGTCTTTGGGCGTTATCACGCAAGACACCGAACCCGAACAGCCGGAAGGACAGCCAGAGGCGGGCGATACCGCGGCGGTCAAGGCTCTACCGGGTGAGGAAATCGAAATCAACTTACCTACTACGAAAGAAGGAACCGAAATGGAGATTACTCAAGAAATTTTAGATCAATTGCTCACAAAAGCAGTTGGTGAAGCGGTGAAGGCGGTCAAGGCTTCCGAGCCTGCCCCGGATACCGCTGGCCGGATTGAAGTCACCCTTGACGAAGCCGACCGACCGTTTCAGTCTATCGCTGAAATGGCTAAGGCTGTAAAATCCGCTGCCGTCAATCCGGCCCGCGGCGTCGATCCCCGGTTGGCAAAAATTGCAACCAAAGCCACCGGAGCGAATGAAGGTATTGAGACTCAGGGCGGCTACTTGGTCGATCCAACCCTGGTTAGTTTCATCATGAAGCCTATCCACGAGCAAGGCCCGTTCTCAAGCCGCGTGAATCGCCTGCCAGTTGGCAATAACAGCAACTATGGTTGGATCAATGGCGTCGACGAAACCTCACGCGCTACCGGCTCCCGCTGGGGTGGCGTGCGTGGTTATTGGGTTGCAGAGGCTGGAACCCTGACATCAAGCAAGCCCGCTTTCCGCCGGATTAACTGGGAACTGAAAGACCTCGGCGCTTTGATGTATGCAACCGATGACCTGTTGAATGATGTCTCTCAATTTCAGGCCATTGCACAGCAGTCTGTTGGTGAGGAACTGAACTTCCTGGTCAATGATGCCATCTTTGAAGGTGACGGACTTGGCAAGCCCCTGGGTATTTTGAACTCAGGCGCTTTGATTGAAGCCGGTCGCGATACCGCGTCCCATATCTACCATGCTGATATTTTGGGGATGTGGAGCCGCTTACTCCCCCGCAGCCGCGCCAATGCCGCCTGGTTCGTCAACTCCCTGGCTGAAGTCGAATTGAATGGCTTGTACATGACCTCTACCCTCGCGACCCCTTACGTTTCCTACGGTCCCGATGGTGTCATGAAAGTCATGGGCCGCCCGGTCATCGTGAACGAATTCGGCGAGGCTTTGAACAGCAAGGGTGACATCCTGCTTGCTGATATGTCCGAATACCTGTTCTGGGAAAAGGGCGGCGTAAATTCGGCCTCCTCGATTCATCTGGCGTTTACCACGAACGAAACCGCCTTCCGCTGGATTTACCGCTGCGACGGTCAGACCTCAATGAGTTCCGCTGTTACCACGTTCAAGGGCAGCTCCACTCAGTCGGCCTTTGTCTGCCTTGAAGCCGCTACCTAAGCCGGGCTGAAATTCAGCATCTAACTCAGGCGGGCTTCACCGCCCGCCTATTACCTTGAAAGGACAACTGAGATGATTTCTCTCGAAAAGCAAATCGTACCTATGTTAGGCCCTATCGACAATACCACAACGGCCACCAAAGAAACTGGCTATGTAGATATTTCGGGCTTTGTTGACTTCTCTTTCCTGATTAGCCTGGGCGTCGTAACCTTTGCCTCGGCTGATACCACATCTGCCGTGATTACCATTGAAGCCGCGACCTCCGCCGCTTCATCCGCTGCTGAGGTTCAGGTTCCCGGCATTTACCGCTGGTCTGCTGCTGTTGCCACCGACACCTGGGGAACCCCAACCGCTTTCACCGCCGCAACTGGCGTAGAAGTGAACGCCTCCGCTGATAACATGGTGCTTGAGATCAAAGTCGAACCGGCGACCATTGCCGGGTTGCTTGAGAACGGATCGTTCCTGCGAGTCGTGATGACCGAGGGCGAAAACACCGCCTTTGTCATGGGCGTCATCGGTATTGGCACGCCGCGCTATGCGGCCGCAACTATGGTTAGCGCCTCCTAATAGGGAGGATTAGCTACGGGCGGCTAGGCTGGAGAGGCTGAAAATCTGGCGCTCCCACGCCAGACCTGCCGCCCGACAACCTTGGGAGAGGAAACTATGAGACAAAAATTAGCAATAGTAGGCAGCGGGCCGAAAACACGGGATGACGCACCGTGGAATGATAACGAATACGACATCTGGGTTTTCAACGAAGCCGTAGAATCTGTGTGGGTGAAACGCTTTGACGCATCGTTTCAAATTCACCTACCAGAATCCTACACGGCGCTTGAGAATTTCAAAGACCCGCACTACTGGGCCTGGATGCAAGAGAAACACGGAAAGCCGATATTCATGCAAGCGCCAGACGACCGGGTTCCTGACTGCGAAATCTATCCGCTGGATGAAATAACGAAAATGGCGGATCTGGAAAAACCGTATTTGACCGGCACGCCTGCTATGGCTCTGGCGCTTGGTATCCTGAAAGGTTACAGAACGATTGAGACATACGGCGTCGAAATGAGTTACACGGAATACAGGTATCAGGCAGAATGCTACCGCTTCTGGATTGGGTTCGCAAAAGGCCGGGGTATCAAGCTGGACATTCACGGCGGCGAGTATATGCTGAACGCCAGGCTTTACGGCTATGAAGGAAATCACACCTTTCCGTCATCCTTTTTCCAGGGAAACGCTGACAAGCTCGACGCTGAATGGTCGGCTGCTGAAAAGAATTTCAGAGGCACGCAGCGAACGCTTGACAGACTTCTGGCAACCGGAGAAATTGACAAAGTATCTGAGATGGTTGTCAACCTGCAAAGCGCAGCCATGTTAGCCGGTCAACTGTTCGGGCGTTTGAAAGAGGCTGAGAAATACGCCAGTTACACGGTAGACAAGCCAGCCGACCGGGGCGAGTTTGAATTTTCCGCCGCGATCCACCAACGCGATGGTGAAGCCTCCAGAACAAAGATGTTTCAACTATCCGGCCAGGTTGAATATGTCTGGAATGTCTGGAAACAGACGAAAGACAACCGGGCGCTAAACCAATTGAAAAACCTTATTGCCGCGTTCATCAAAGTAGCATCTGAGACGGGAGCGCATCACGGGGCATATATTGAAAATCAAAGTTACATCAAGGAATATGACGAAATGTATATTTCCGCTGGCGGTCAAATTGGCGACAATCCCAGGAACGTGAGGTTATAGATGATAAATCCTTATTGCACGCTGGAAGAATTGAAAGCCTGGGGAACCACGCGCGGGCAAACCGCAACCATTGACGGCATAGATGACGCCGTTATGGAATCCATCATTGAAGGCGTGAGCAGGCAGATCGATCAATATTGTGCTCGGACATTCTACCCCAGGTATGAGACGCATTACCTCACAGTTCCATCCGGCCAGAACGATAATTCGATCCTGTTCCTGGATGATGACTTGCTGGCCGTGGTTACGTTGACAAACGGGAATTCAGTTGCACTTGCCTCGACTGAGTACGCATTGAAGCCAAAGAATTACAGCCCTGCTTATGCTTTGCAAATGATTGAGACGTCCGCTTACATCTGGGAACCTACCACGGCGGGCGCTTATGAGAACGCCATCACCCTGGTCGGTTGGTGGGGATTCCACAATAAATACACGCAGCGGGCGCTTATATCCGGCGGCACGCTTGGCGCGGCTATGGCTGACACTACCACGAAATCATGTACTTTGACCGCCGGGCATACCGTCAAAGCCGGGGACATTATCAAGATTGATTCTGAATTGTTCAATGTGACCGCCGTAACCGCCACGACTGCGACATTCTACCAACGGGGCGATAATGGCTCAACCGCTGCTACTCACTTGATTAGTTCGGTAGTTTATGTCTGGCAGGTAATGCCGGAGATCAAACAGGCGGTACTCCAAACGGCTTTGAATATCTACGCCGGAAGAAGCGGGCAATCATCCGCTGGACAAATTACCATTACCGCCTCCGGGGTTATCATCCGACCCGACGCCATTCCGCCTATGGTCCAGAAATCGCTGGATGGATTTGTGAGGCGCTTATGACAATCAGCCTGGATTTCGTCACCATCGCCGGGGCAATCGCTGCGCTGGATATTCCGGGAATCAGCATCAAAGACATTACTGGAATTCCAGACAGCAACCTGCTGACAACTCCGGTCATGTATCCAATATTTGAAAGGTTCATTACCGACTTTAACGGGTTCAATCCTGAGACGTTCGGCATATCTGGCAATGAACAAATGACGGTAACTTATACCCTGAATTATCGGTACTTGCATTGCACGATCGGAACAATTTCAAACGTGGCAGCGGTCTACGGCGGGTTTATTGAGAACATTGAAAAGATAGCCGAAAAGATTATGAACAATGACACCCTCTCCGGGGTAACTGACATTCGCCTTGGTCTAATTCCCGCAATGGGAACCATCCCGGATTCAGTAGGCAATATGTACCTCGGATGTGATTTGCAAATGTTTATCAAAGAATATGTAGGAGGTGCTTAGTGGCTAAAGTTTCAGCAAAAAATGGAGTAATCTTGATTGGCGGGGGTGAATATTCCAGCTATGCAATGGCATATGATGCACAGAATAACGCTAATCGAATCGACGTGACCGGGTTCACGGATGGAAGTCAGAACTTCATCCCAGGATTACCAGCCGCAACGATTACAGCCGATATGTTTTGGAGTTACTCAGGCGTACAGGTGCATGAGGCTTTGCGCACGCTTGGCACGACTGGACAAGTTACCATCTTGCCAGAAGGCAGCACGGCCGGGAATCAATGTATCACCATGCCGGTCATGCAGTCGAATTACAATCCTGGTGCGGTGGTTACGGACGCCATCAAGATCGGAACCCTGACATTTGACTCATACGGCACGGGAACCGGGCTTGAAAATGCATCGATCCTGTATCACGGCACAACCACGAACAGCTATACCGGAACAGGCGTTCTAGATGTGACCGCTGCAGCCGCTACCGCCACCTGCGGGGCTACCCTGCATATTTGGGGAACCGCTCTGGCTGCTGATACCTACGTAATCAAGGTACAGGATTCAGCGGATTCAACCAACGGCGTGGACGGAACTTGGGCTGACCTGGTTACGTTCACCTTGAACGGATCGGCTCTTGGGTCTGAACGAGTAATTGTCGCAAGAGGCACGGTAGACAAATACCGGAAAGTGGTCGCAACCCGCACCGGCTCAGCCGGGAATACGCTCAGCTTTACCGTCGTGTTTTGGCGCGGCGCTAACTAACTAAAGGAGAATTGAAATGGCAAAAGTTTCAGCAAAAGGCGCAGTCATCACCATCAACTCGCAGAATTGCAGTTCGGATGTGGTAAGTTACGATATTGAACAGGACGCTGGGAAGATCGATATTACCGGCTTCACCGATGGTTCGGTCAACTTCATTCCAGGTTTGCCAGTCTACGGCCTGACAATGGATGTCCATTGGAATACAGCCGCGACGACCGGCATGTGGACTTTGCTTAAGGCGATGTGGTTATCTGCCAGCGGTACGACCATCACCATTGTACCTGAATCCGGCGGCCCGACCTTCTCCGGTGTGTTCATGCTGGATGCGCTCCCCGTGTCCGCTACCCCTGCGGGCGCTATCAAGGTTGGATCGGTACACTTCTCAATCATGGGCACCGCCGCTGCCACATTTGCGAGT